ACCGTGAAAGAGTTTGCGTCAACATCGGACATCGTGAATGTGTCCATATACGTCTCCGCCAAACCCAAATCAATCTGGTCTGCTGTGGACGCATCCACTGTGATCTTGCCATCGGTGCTTCGGAAAATGACGGTATCATTATCACTAACCGTGAAAGAGTTTGCGTCAACATCGGACATCGTGAATGTGTCCATATACGTCTCCGCCAAACCCAAATCAATCTGGTCTGCTGTGGACGCATCCACTGTGATCTTGCCATCGGTGCTTCGGAAAAGGACGGTATCATTATCACTAACCGTGAAAGAGTTCGTATTGTCGCTGATGTCAAAAGTGTAAGATGAGCTTGATGCATCGGCCCAAGAAGGCACGCCACTCGCAAGCGTGAGCACTTGGTCATCCGTTCCCACACTCAGCTTCGCCAGCGTTGAGCTATCGTCCGAATAAAGCAAATCACCGACAGTGTAAGAATCCCAACCGGTGCCGCCATAATTCGCGGCAAGAGTGCCTCCCATTGTGATCGTTCCACTCGTGGTGATTGGGCCGCCGCCAAAAACAAGGCCAGTGTCATCCCCGTCAACGTCAACGCTCGTGACCGTTCCAGAGCCTGAACCGGCGGGCGTGGCCCATGTATTATCGCCCCTCAAAAATGTCGTTGAGCTGGCTGTTCCGGTCGCTGATAAATCACTGGTGATGGTTCCGCTCGTGGTGATGGTTCCACCGGTGACGTTTACGAATGTTCCGCTGGTGGTGGCGACGCTTGTGACCGTTCCAGAGCCTGAAGCAATTTCAACTTCTGCGATGCTGGTGATTCGCCCATAATCATCAACGCTTACCTGGGCGACGTGCGTATCTCCACCGTATGTTCCAGAGGTCACGCCTGAGGTTTCCAGCGCAATCGTGCCGCTCGTCGTAATGGTGCCGCCGGTCAAACCTGTCCCCGCTGTGATGCTGGTGACCGTTCCGCCCGCTGCAATGGTCGCCCATGTATTGTCGCCGCGAAGATACGTTGTGGCGCTCGCCGTGCCGGTCGCTGACAAATCGCTGGTGATTGTGCCGCTCGCGGTAATTGGGCCGCCGGTGACGTCCACGAAAGCGCCGCTGGAGGTGGCCACGCTCGTGACCGTCCCCTCATACTCATCCGTCGAGCTTATGGTCACCGTTGTCCCTGACACGCTCGTGGTCACGTTTGTTCCGCCAGCGAGGGTGATAGTGCCCGACGTTGTGATTGCCGTCCCTGCGCCGCTGTCAGCCGCCGCTGTGATGCTGGTGACCGTTCCGCCCGATGGAATTGCTGCCCATGTATTGTCGCCGCGAAGATACGTCGTGGCGCTGGCCGTGCCGGTCGCTGACAAATCGGCGGTGACTGAGCCCGTGGTGGTGATGCCGGCAACGGGATCAGTCGCGACGGAAATGAATGCACCATCCAAAGAATCAACTTCTGTAACCGTGCCTGAGCCGCCGCCCCCGCCCGCATCAACCCAAGACATTGAGAATGACCCATTTGTTGAGAGCACCTGACCGGATGAACCGTCTGCTGAAGGGAGTGTCCAAATGCAATCAGCCGCCATTGACCGCGCCTTGAATCCCGCCACCTGAGCACCGAATGCGAGCCTCAACTTTCCGCCATATCCTGAAGACGTTGCCGCTGGCCAATTTTCAGGAACGACGGTGAAACCATCTGTGCCGAACTGATAAAAATATGGGCCGGTTCCGCTGCCTCCTGGGCGAGTTGCCCTGATCCCATTATCCAGCAAAATCAAATCCCCCGACAGCGTGGGGTCAGGGTCGCACTCCAATGCAGTTCGGACATCTAATTCCCAAACGGCCTTGCCTGGGTCGGTGAGGTTAAGCCGCAATAGATTTTCATCTGGCGTGCCTGTTTGGATTTGGTACATCGACCGGAAGACCAAATTTTCCACGAACCTTTTGACCCGCTGAGCCTCCACAGCGTCCAGCAAAGTGGGAGCGGTTCCCTTTGCGAAATTTCCCGCGAACAAATATGCATTATTCGGGATGGCTCCTTTGCCTGTACTTTCAATGATTCCACTCATCACTCAGCGGTTGCATAATAGGTAATCAGCTCCCAAATGTTTCCGGCACCGTATGCCCTTTTCACGATTGGCTCTTTCACTACAATTTCGTCATCACTCCCGCCCGTCCCCGCAATCTTCTGAAGATATTCTGCATACGTCAAGGTCTTAGGCGTCGAAGTTGAATGGCTCAGCCCACCGCCATTGACTAGGGTGTTATCATCGACATAGTTCACCTCAGCTTTCTTCTCCGTTTGAATCAACATTTTGGGGATGCCCGCCGTTGTCCATGTCGTCCAAGGCGTAGTCGATAGAACGAATTGATGATACTCCCGAACATTCACCACCTTGGTCAGCGGTGGTCGGTAGACGCTGGTCGCAGGTGACACCGGTGCGTCTGCATCAAATTCTGAATAGTACCCAGGGAAAGTCACCGATTGATACGTTGATGTATTGTATGCAGCGGGGACATTTCCGTACCATCGCTGCCACTGAACCAAACCGCCAGGAGTTTGTAATTCCAAAGCCGTTTCCTCATAAAGGTAATAGCCGGATTGATAAAGGTCTTCAGTGTCAAGCGCCGTCGGGCTCCAATAGTCTTGGAGCTGAATATACGTTCGACCAAAAATGATCATGGTGAAGTTGTCAAGCGCTCGCTGCGGGTATCGCCACCTCGTCCATGAGGTAGCGAGCGGGGTTTGAAAATCAGGATAGCCATTTCCTGAGGCTGGTGCGTCGTATGTAACTGCCATGACGTTTTCTTATTGATTGGTAAATTTGCCCTTGAGGGAAGTGTTTATCTGTATCAGGCGACGCTCCAAGGCATCTATCTGCTTTGTGATCTGCTTCAGGTTGCTGCTTACATTAGCCCCACTGACTTGAGGCCTGACGCCTTTCGGTTTATTGACGCCTCCAAGCCCCACGAAGTTCAACGCGCCACCGACTGCCCCTCCAACCGCGCCGGCAGCTTTCCCCGCCAGCGCCATCGCCTTGCCGCCTAGCTCCAATATCTTGCCGAAAATCCCCTCGATTATTTTCCCCATATTCCTGAAGGCGCTAAGCAAAGTTTTTACGAGCCTACCCATAGAATCAAAAACCTTTTTCACACCGTTTCCCATCGTCTCCACCACGCTGAGAACCCCTTGGAATACGACCGTGAAAATGTCTGCAATGCCGGACAGAACCACCTTAGCCACCTCCTTCATCTTTTCGAAGATTTTGAAAATTCTTTCCAAAACAAGCGTCACGACATTCTCAATATAGTCAAAAGCCTTTTTGAAATCCTTGGTGATCGTGCCGCCAAACAAAACCCAGTAGACAAAATCCTTCAGCTTTTTGAAAAGGCCAATAATGTTGTCAATCGCGTTGCTGATCATTGCTTTTATGTCATAGAACGCTTGCGTCCAAACCTCGAAAGCCCACCCTATCCCATCTCGGATTTCAAAGTAGAGCCATTTGAAAACTTCCCAGATTGCCTTGACCCCTTCGACTACTGCCAGCACAAAGCCTGAGACAATAGAGACCATCTGCATAAAGACCGGTTCTAAGAACACTACCGCCTTGATGACCTGCGTAATCATCCAGATGGTTGACTTCAAGCCTTCAATGAAAAAGTAGATAAACGCCGCTGCTATCTTGAAGGCGAGCGGCAGCAGTTCTTTCAACGCCGGCGCCAATTCGGTGACGAGTCGGAGGTAGACTTTTTCCAACATCCCGTACAAGTAAACCAAGGCAGTGAGAAATTTGATCGTGAGCACAATGATTTGCCCCAAACTCTTGCCCAGATATTCTGAAGCCTTTTGCCACCAATGAGTTCCTTCGATGTTATCGCCTACTGCCCCCGTCATTTCTTCGTATGCCGCAATCAGGGCCATGATTTCACCGATGATGGCGTGCTTGACCTCAGCGAAGGCACGTTTGAGCCCATCGAGCGCTTCGGTGAAGCCTGGGATTGATGAAAGCAGAACACCAAATTTATCCCAGATTGATTTCACTAGCATGGTGAAAGCAGATGCCACTCCCCCAACAATCAGATTCAGGGTTTCTTGCATAACTACCCAAACCCTTCTGAAAAGCGCACCGACGATTGCGGGCAAGCCGCGATACTTCTCGATGATAAATTTAATGAGCCAGTCGAATTTCTCCGCCGATGGATTTATGAGGAAACCTAGGGCTGCACTCATGACTTCAAAAACTTCCTTGAAAACCGCCCCAATCTGCGGCGCTATCTTAGAGAGGAAATGAACCAGAAGAAAAAACTTTGTATGGAGCAACGTGAAATAACCGGCGAGGACTTCCATGAGGGGGATAATCACAGGGGTCAATCCCACAATTATTATGCCGATTTTCTGAATGGTTTTGATTATCAGGCTGGCGATGGGCAAAAGAAAGTTCCATAGATCAATCCAAGGCATTGAATAGATAGCTCGCATCACGGCTTGAAAAGTGGGCTTGAGGCCAATATGCCAAACTCTGGCAAATCCATTGATAATTTTTGCCCAATTGATTGAATCAATTCCATTTATGATACGGGTGAAAATCGGGGTGATTTGATGAATCAAAGGAGCCAAAGCTTTCCCAAACTTTATCATCGCCACTTTCAATGATGCGTGCATTTTTTCAAAAGACCGGGCCAACCCCTGATCCATTTGTTTGAAGGCCGCATTTGCTTGGCCCGTGTTGTTGGTCATGTCGTTCAAAACCTCGTTGAATTTTCTGCCGCCATCTGAGGTTAAAGTCAGAACGGCGCTGATTGATTCTACTGATCCCAGCAGTTTCCTCATCGCTTGCATATCGCCGTTCGTGGCGGTTTTAATCATATTCATGGCTTTGACTAAGCCCCCCGGCCCTGCCATGACTTTCCCCAGCTCTTTGACGTTCAGGCCGTATTTCGCAAACCATTTGGCGCTCCGAGTGGAAGGGGCAATGATAGACTGGATTGCCGCCTTGAGTTGTGTCATCACCTGGGCAGTCGGCACACCTTTCAAGGTCATTGCCGCCGTGGCCGCAGATATTTGTTCAAAACCAATCCCCGCCGCTTCCGCTATTGGGAGCACATTATACAAAGTCGATGCCAATTCTCCGAATGTGGTCTTGCCCGCTTTGACCGTTGCAAACATCAAATCAGCAGCCCTAGCCGAGCTGAGATTAGAAATCCCGTATGTATTCGTGACCGTAGTTAAAGCATCAACAGCCGTCTTCATATCGACGACACCCGCTTTGCTGGCCTTGATGGCACTTTCCATGAATTGGAAAACATTGCCGGGGGGAACTCCTGCTGATAGTGCCTGATAAAGGGCTGGCACAACTTCCTCCGGAAGCACGCCCATTTTTTTTGCAAGCTTTAGAGCATCGTCCCCCATTGCTCCCATTGCTTTTTGCGACATCCCAGGCACTAGGGTAAAAACCTCATTCATCCCCTCCTCAAATTTTGAAAATTCGCGGATAGATTTATAGGCGAAATATGCAACGGCGGCACCGGCAATGAGCATCCCCGACTTGATGAGCCTCCCCACCCTTGCCATCGTGGTTCGTGCCCACGCAATCATCTTCGCGCTGGCCTTCTTCAAACCGATGGCCATCTTTTTGCTATTGACGCCAAGGATGGCGGTGACTGAAAAAACTTTACCCGCCATGATTCTTCCTTTCGGCCTCTGCAATTGCGGCAATCATATTCGCCCGCACTTGGTCGGCATTCGGGCTGAAGCTTGAGGAATTTTTCCCCTCGCTGGTTCGGTTGACCATCGCCTTGGAAAGTATACAGGCGCGTTCAATTGGCATATCCATGATGGCATCTGATGTCCAGTGATATTGACTGGCAAAGGCATCAATCAAATCTGGCAGCCAATTCGGCTGAACCCCCCCCTCCTCGGCTGAACCCATATTTTCACCGATGGCTACCATGTATTCAGTTATCAGATTGGCATATTTTTTCCAATCAATGAGGCAGTTATTCCAGCAGAATCTTTTTCCAGCCGATTCCCCCACCCTGAAGCAAGGGGAATTGATCCACAGAAAAGCCAGAACATCCTCTTTGGTGGGTTCAACTTCGCCCGAGACAAAAGGAGAATTGATCTGCTCTAACCAGAGCAGTCTCTCTATTGTCAACGGCGCAATCTCAAAGCGGCCGAGCGGGACGATTATTGGCAAAAACGAAAGCGCAACTTGAGCCCGATCCTTTTCCCGTGCCTCGGCGAGCTTTGGTTTGAACCGTGTCCAAACCTCAGCAGCCGTTTCCATCAATTGATTTTCTTATATCCGCTCACCGAGCACTTTGCATAGTCGCCGGAGCTTTGCGCATCACCCACCTCAGTGAGGATGTACGTCGTGTTGTTCCGTCCGTCTGTGGAGGCTGTGACCATCTCTTGGCCAATGATGGGGTTTGCCGTTGTCCCTGCTGCATATTGCAATGAAGCTGAAAATTCTACCCGGTTGGGAACGACAACTGAGCCAAGGGGCTCTCCGTTGGAATCGTTAACATCAACCCGATTTGAGCCGTAGGTGAAAGACATTGATTCGCATACATATGTAATGCTATTTATCGTTACCGGGCTATCCTGAATTCCAAATGATTGTGTTCCGTCGCTTGTTATGGCCATCGTTTTTTTTCTCCTGTTTCTCCTGTGTGCAAGTGAGGCCGGTTAAGCCTTGGCAGCGTCAGTGCCGCCCTTTACTAAAGGGGGGATTGTCTACCTTATGCCGGCCACGCATCATCACGGATTTCAAAAGTTATTTCATACATGAGCTGAGTTACGTTCATGTCACCATCAACTTCATAATCTGTTCCGGCTGGCATAAGTTTTTTCACGTCGTAATACGGCAAATTGACGCTCCCCCAATTTGAGGCAGTTCGCATGAGGGAAGTCCGGGCCTTTGAGCGATATGTAGAATGATTGGCGGCGCCGCCGGTGGCGTTGTCAGTAATGACGCGACACTGAAAAACGCCTGTGAATGCCCGATAGTCCTGAGAGGTAGAGGAGGCACCGCCGTTTCGCGGTGCAAAAGGCTCCATCGCCGCATCAACAAAAAGTTGAATCTCTAGCCGAGGGGAAATCAGATCGGTTTCAATAACCGTGCGAAATACGTCAATCCCTAAATCGGCATTCAGGAAAGTCGCGGCAGCGGTTTCAAAATGATACTCAAAATTGTTCAGGTCGTTGAGGTCAGTGGCAGCCATTATGATTCTCCTTGAAAGCGTGATATGCAGGTAATGACAAGAAGGACTCCCCCGTTGCCAATAGACGATTCCCAAACTTTGTAAGAACGGGAGCCAGTGGTCAAAACCCACCCCTTTGATGGGTAGGTGGAAACCCCATTTATATTGATGAAGAACCGTTGATCCACCATCTGCTCGCGCCCGTTCAATTCAACCTCATACCGCTCACGGAGGGCCTCCTGTGAAGCTGTAAACTCAACCCCTGCGCTTGAGCTTGGAGTGACAGTGGTGAGGGTGACTTGGAAATCGTTGTTTGCGAAATCCAAATCTGATGACAATTGGCTGGTCGTTATGCTGGCCATCTAAACAAAACCCCGCCCCGGCTAAGAACGGGACGGGGTTTTTTGTTATCCCCTTGGCCCTAAGCTCCGGTGATTTTTTCGCCAGCGTTTGCGTTGATGATAATTTCGTCCACGCAATTCCGAACCCGAACGACACTGGCCGGCGGTTGCTCGGTGCGATAGGTTTCGGAGACAAACTGGCCGCCTCGCGCATTGTATGCCAAGGTACGACCGATGCCACCGTTTGAGAATGGGCCTCCGCCCAGACTTGCCACATAATAACTCGCGGTCGGCCAGATTTTTGTGGAGCTTCGGGATTGACCCTTGGCGGCTGAATTGTAACGGGTGTTACAAAGAATCACATCATCCACGCCAAGGATTCGCGCAACCTGATCCGTGGCCCAGGCGAAAGTCCCGCTTCCGTTTATCAGGCTCCTCATGTCATCAGTCTGAAGCATTTCCTGATAGAGACTTGCTTCCATCACCAAGTTGATTCCCCGAAAGATGCCATTGGCATTCAGGCGCATAACGGCAGCGTTAACGTCCGTGATGGGCGCGGCGGTTGCCACTACACTCATCGCCGCCGTGGCGGCCGTAGAAGCGAAGCTCGCGCCGCTAAGGGCCGTTGCAACGCGTAGCTCATGGCCGATCATTAGGTCATCAGCCAATTGATTGGCGGTGACAGTGGCAATATCCAGAAGCGCATCCGTCTGAGCATTGGCAATGTCTAAATCATCGAGGGAATTTTCCACTCCATATTCAACACACTCAAAGCTGGCGCTTTCGTATTCGCCAGAAGCCGATGCAAAATTAGCACCAGGCGCTCGGGGTTTGGAAATATCATTCTCAAATTGATTTCCCTTGATTAGAACATATTTCCCGGTCTGGGTATCAGTCCCCTGAACCGGCAAAATGCGTGTGCCCACAAACTCCTGACGGTCAACTTCGTTGACAGCTTCGTTGATGATGGGGTTAAAACTCGCTGTGGATGATGCAAATACACTCATGATTTTTTATCCTTTAGGCTAAGAACGTTTGATGTGGGATTACTTCAATTACATCACCATCAGTGGATGATGCCTTGAGGGCCAAGCCGATTTTCGTGTTTGAGGTATCGGTGCCGACCTTCCCACTGCCGTCTAGATACACCGTGGCTGCCACGGCGATCGTGTCGCCTCCAGCAATCAGCTGGATGGTGCCGCCAGTGTTGAGCATTTGAACGCTGCCATAAGCAGAGGCGGCCACATCCTCAGTGACTGCTCCAATGCATTGCTCGGTGGCATTGTCGCCACTCACGGAGATTGTCCCGCTGGAGTCCACAGTCACTAAACTGTAAGCGGGGATTGCTACGGCAGTCGCTTGGAATGTGCGGTTGCCCGTGTTGAATGTAGTCGTAGACATATTTTAATGGATTAGTTGTTTTTGAAAAGTTCCGGATTTGTTTTTGCTATGGCCAAAACCGCCGTGCTCCGGCTGTCACTTGGGTTCTGTTCTAGGTGTTTTGTGATGAGGTGCTTTTTGGCATCTTTGAGGGTGGTGAAGGCCGAGCGTGATTTTTCTTTAATCGGTGCCGACCCTTGGCTGAGTTTTTCAAGCTCCTCAACACGGGCTTTCAAGGCCGTTGATTCGCCGCCTTCAGAAGCTTCAGCCCCCCGAGTATCCGGAACCCCGGTCATATCCATGACTTCCCGCAAGCGGCTCAGGGCGTTTTCCATGTGGGAATATAGCTCCTCGACAGCAGCGCGCATTTTTTCCTGATATTCATTATCGGGCTCCTCAAGCTCATCAAGCTCATCGTCATCAGGCATCTCGTCATTATCGCGCTCCTCGGCGGCATCATCCTCCTCGGCTTCTTCTTCGCCTTGGTCTTCCTTGGCAATTTCATCTTCCTCGCCGCGCTCCTCGTCCTCGCGGTCTTCTTCATCCTGTTCGGCCAATTTTTTCTTGGACTTCTTTTTTGGATTGGGCGCTGGCACCGTCGGCGCAACTTTACCTTCCTCGGCGGCCACGGCGGCCTCATGCGCTTCGGACGCAGATTCATCGAGGGCGACTACTGTTTTTGTCTTTTTAGAAGTTTTCATGTTCTGCTCTCTACTAATAGTTGTTTCGTCTACCTTACCGCTAAAGAGTGCCCCGTTCGCTGCCGGGGTATCCACAAAATCAGCGGAGGTAATTGCCAGGGGCCGGACTGTCGGCACACTGAACCGGGCATTTTCTGGCGCCTCAAACCCTACATCCATTCCCATTTCTGATCCGTCTGCCATTTCCCAAAATAGCTGACCTTCAAACACAATCGAAACCCCAAAGGATTCCGGCGCCACTTCGGCAATCTCAAAGAGCCGCTCATATTTTTCGGCCTCATATTTTTTGAAACTTTCTAGGGCCACAAATTTGTTCGCCCTGATTTTGTCTTTGTCCCGGTAGAATTCTGAAAAGTAGCCGGCCTCAGTTAACAGCCGATCGCCAGAAGCGCCCCCGTGGGAAACGTATGCCGGCAGCGATTTCCCGAGAAGAAGGGTGATTGAAGATTCCAGGGTCTTTTGTGAAATCATCATGTGATGCCCCTTAGCTTCTCCGGATGAGATAATTGAGATGCCCTCAATACGTCCGGCCTCCCGGTCAACCTTGGAGGGGCTTTGAACTTCCAGGCAAAAGTTTGAAAACGTGCTTCTGCCGCTCAGGGCTGGATCAATTGTCAGCATCCTATTTGGCTTTCGGTTTTAAGTCCGATGGCTTGGCCCTTGGCAATTCTCTTTTCTGGCCGTCGGGCCAATCGTTTGTGTCTTTCAGTTTTTCAGCAAATGCCTGTTCTTCGTCAGTTAACTCAATCAACCTTTTGGGGGTCGGGGCGTTCATGTAGTCCCAGAATTTTTTTCTCATTATATTTGTTCTTCGTTTTGGTTTTTTTCGATTTCCGAGCTTTTTGGCTTTAGCGGTAAATCTTCCCTCAGTTCCGTGAGCTCGGTATAATTGGCATTTGCTTGAGTGGGAAGTTGATTAAAGATTTCACGGTAATCACCCACCCCGAATTCCTTTGCAACTTGTTTGGCATCTGAAATGTTTTGAGCTTTGCGGCGCATGATGTTCAGGGCTGAATCCCCAAAACTGCTCGCCACATCGTCTAAGCTCATGGCACCAAGCCCCACATATTTCAAATCTGATTCAACCTGACTGCTCCGGTTGATCCAGCGAAAGCGCGGCGGTTGGAATCGCACCTGAAAAGGTTTTTTGACTTCAGCGGGGATTGACAACTTACCATCCGCAACCCATTTGGAAACCCGCCAACGATAGATCCGTTTCATCAGTTCAATCAGGCAGTTCTGCTCCTCCTCAACCGTCGCTTGATATTGCATGACCACGCCCTGAGAGGCTGAGAATGAGGAGCCACCAATATCGCCCAGCATGAATTCATAGGGAATCCCAATGGCCGCACCAACCTTCCGGAGCTCAAAGGCCAGCCACTCAATCCCGTCAACATTGGGCCGCCCATTTGGGGCGATTGTAGAAATATCTTCCCCGGGCTCAAGATAATGAAAAGTCCCTGGCTCAAAATTTTCCAGCCGCCCTTCTGTGTCTTGCTCATTCTCAGGGGCTCGATTTGCCAATTCGAAATTGACTGCCCCCTCCCGTTTGATTACTGCTGAAAGGCTGGCGGATACCTTGGCGGCAATCATCTCGATTTCCTCATACTCCGACACATCCATGAGCGTATTCACGCAGGGAGCCAAAGTCGGCACGCCGCGCCATTGGCTCGGGCGCATCCGTTTCATATACAAAGAGAAATCAGAGGCTGGCACCGTAATCACATCGGTGAGGATTCCGTTTACCCGTTGCCCCACTTGGTATTCAATGGGCCGGCCATAATCGTCCACGATCACCCCATTCTTATCGGGGTCATTTTCACTGAAAGCATTGGCTCCCATTGGCGACCCTATCCGTGACCCTTCAAAGACCTGGAGTTGCCCGTTGTCCAAATAAAGCAAGCCAATATCACCAAAGAAAAGCGGAGCATCTACAATCTCCTGTTGAAGCTCCTTCATGTTCATCATGCCGGTGATTTCGGGGGAATCACTCCACTCCTCCCAAAGGTCAAGAATCTGCTCATTGTAGCTTTCACTCGGGGAGGCGGGTTGCGGCTTTACGCCGGAGCCCACAATGTCTGTCCGCTTAAGGCGCGAAATACTTTTCACGATGGGATTGTTCCGCTTCATGTTGAGCAGATTTCCCACAAGCTCATCCCGGTCAAATGCGGAAAGCTCCACATTCTCATCTCTGATTGGGTGATACCCTTTGGCTTTCCGGTAACGATTTGAAACAACAGCATCATATCCGAATAAGATTCGGGCTGCTTTTTTCGCTCTATTCCAAACGGTCAATTCCATTTCTCAAAATCCACACGGTTTTTGCCGTGGGCCTTCAGGGTTGTCGAACGCATTGCAATCAGTCGTTCCAATTTTTCAATTCGTGCCCAAAGATGTTGCTGATCTTGGTAAACGAAAGTCCTGTCTCCTAGTGTATAGCTGGCCGTCGGGCTCAATGAAATCGCCGTGTAGGCGGTCACAAGATTGTCCCTCAGTGTGATCAGGGTGGCTAAGGCGATACGTTCGGCCATCTACTAAAGGGCGGGCCGTCTACCTTATAGGGATAAGGGGTGGGTGGCGTGCAGTAAAATCAAAAAGGAACATCATCATCCTCGACACGCTCAACCGAAGCCGATGTGGGCTGGTGCGCCGCCGGACGGTCTTCGCCGAATGTTTTGCCGTTGCCGAGAATAGTGCCCCTGACGCCTTGCTCGCGTTCTTCCTTGGATACGCTTTGGACAACCATGTGGCTGTCGCCGTATTGATTGCCGGGGGTTTCTATCAGCGTCAGGTTGAGATACTGACCGACCTTGCCATCGGCATTCAACTTCTTACCCGCGACCAGTCTTGTTTTATCTATCTTCGTAACGTCAATGCTCGCTGTAATCAGGGCCATGATGGTTTTCTTTCTGTTGATGGTTTTTGGTTTTGGGCCGCCACACGCTAAGCTGTCGCCACTCTGACCCCAGGATACTTCTTCCCGATTCTTTTGGCTTTTTTGAAGACTCCCATTTTCATGTTATTTTTGAAAAAACCTTGCCGCCCACCCATTGCCGATTTGATTGCGAAATGGCCTCGGGCGCTTTTATTCAGAGCAGCAACTGAATTATTGAAAATCCTGATCCGGAATTTGAACATCCCTGGGATTCGAGTGCCGTTCTCTGTGGAATTCTTCTTGAAGCCAGCAGCTTGCGTTCTAATAGCTTTGTTCAAGCTTTCCTTTGATTTGAATTTTTTTGTACTGAGGCGCGCTTTTTTTGCCATCAGGAGCCATGACGCTTTTCCGGAAAAGACACGGGCCTTGGCTCGCTTCTTGTAGAACTCCAATTTTTTTTGCATCTCATTCCAAATCTTTTTTGGATAGTAGTTAGAAGTGGAGTATTTTTTGCCGCGCATCGTAATGAACGGGACTGCTTCAGGGTTTTGAACCACACGGCTGCCTCCTTGCTTGTTTTTTTTGCTCGAGCGTTTGATGGTGTAACGCTTCTCAATGTCCGGCATTTTTGCCCTTTCGGTTAACTCGGAAGCGCGCGCAAGAATCATCGACGCTTCATGTTTAACCACGTCCGCAGCGTCAACCCCTTTTCCCATAGCGGCATGGAGTTCCCCGAGGTAATTGTTGAACTCCCGGACATGAAAACGATTCGTGACCATCTACTGAAGGGGGAATCGTCTACCATACAGCCTCAGGCTACCATATTGATTTCTTAGAAGATTTTCTTGGGATTTGCCGGGGCTTGGCTTTATTTGTTTTTGCTAGGTCTTTGCCCGTCCGGATAACGGCGCCGCCCAGGCCGAAAACATGGCTGAGGGTTAGAATGTAGGTTTCGCAGTCCCAGTAATGATCTTGCCGGTGCCCCTCCACAACCCACTCAAATTTGACTTTTCCTTTGCGGTCTACTTTTTCTTTTTGATTGGTGGAAAGCATTTGCCGGATATATTCGGAATCTGTTTGCTCATAGGTAAACCAGTTCAAATTTGTACCGTTCCGGCGTTTCAGCAGTTCACCCTGCCACACATCCTTATTGATGTTCAGAATGTTGATTGATTTGTTTGAAAATTTCTTATCCTTCATGGGGCTGAATGGATCAACCCCGGTCATTTTATAGGGGTGCGGCAATCGCTCCCAACCCCTAGCGCCAAACCAGAAGGGCCGGCGCGCATGGATCTCCTCATAAATTTCCTGAGTCCGATAAGCCGTATCGCAAATGCCATAGGCGCATTCATAGGTTTCGGCCAGGGCAGTCAGGTCATCAAAACTGGGGGCCGTTCCATGATCCACTAGCCAGCTTGTGCCGTCCCGGTCAAATCCCCGGACAACCCAGAAGAAAATCGACCGCTGAACATCCACGCCAATAATCCGGTAATCGCCCCGGATTTCTCCCCTGAGGTAATCGCGCTCAAGCACCCGGAAAGTGTCCGGGTCAATTGATCCCTCTTGTGGTCGGTATGGTTCAGCCAGCCAGCCATTCACAAATGCTTGCATGGCGCCGGGGTTTGTCCGGGCCTTCAGGTATTCCACCGCCAAGCGGCCGAAAGTCAAAATCGGGGAATAGATAGAATTGAGGTGATAGCTTCGCACCCCTGATTCAGAGCTTGAGCTGGTGGCATTCCACTTGCCATCGCGGAGCATTTTGGACTTGTGGGCATTTGTGATTTCCCCTTGGCACTCCTCGCAAATGTAAACCGTTGAGGATTCCACGACTTGCAAATCATGTTCTGATTCCGACAGATTGGCTTTGTTGTCCCACTTCAAATTCAAATCGCCCTCGCCGTTTTTTAATCGAAAGATGATCTGAGCTTTGCAATGCGGGCAAGGCATATAGTATCTCCGCCGGTCACCCTCCTGAAATTCCTGCCAGATTCCGCCCGTTTCTGTGACTGGGGTTGAGGATTGGAGCACCTTGTAATCATGGCGCCCCTTCACTCGATCCATGCACTCACGGCGGGTTCTTTCATCAATCACATCAATTTCATCCAAGACCAGAACCGAGACCGGATAGCTCCGGACGTTGGCGGAACTTCCGGCGCCGACTAGATTCATTGTGCAGCGGGAAAATTCCTGTTTCGTAAGAGTGAATCGGTCGGCGTCAATAGTGGTATCAATGTACCTGGGCAAATGTTTCACCAAGGCTTTGGACTCCCGGCAAAAGGGCATCCAGCGTTCTGAACTGAAGGTTTTACAGAGGGCCAAATTTGGAAAGACCCAAAGAATTGATTTGGGGTCTTGGTCAATTACATGGCCGAGCATCACATAGAAAGTGGTGGTCTTGCTGGTCTGGGAACCCCAACAGAGAGAAATTCTTTTGATGCGGGGGTTGGCTATGCCCTCAAGGATTTCATTGCAATAGGGATGGAGCCTTGTCGAATAAGGCCCCGGCTGTTCAGTAATTCGCGGCGACAATTCCACATTCTCCTCAGCCCATTCCAACACCGTCTGTTCTTTGGGCCAGATAAAAAACCGCGCCCCAAATTGTTCCAATTCAGTGGTCACTTGAGCTCCTTTTGGACTATCTCAAAAAGTTTTTTCATACCTTCCCTGGCAGCCTCCTCGGCCAGTTGTGGGTCGGTTGGATTCGCCTGAACCGCGATCGATTTCGGGTAAGCATCGAGCAGCGAGCGAAACGGCTGCAAAGTTCTTTTGATTGCAGCCTTGGCATCTTGCATAGGAACTAGCCCGGCCTCAGCCTTTGCATATTCTAATTCTCGGAGTTTCCGAATCGCATCCTCTTTGCCCGCCTGAGCACGCAGCAGATCAGTCCTGAGCTTCCGAACTTCTTCCGACTGATTGTCCTCATTCTGCCAGTGGGGGCTTTCATTTGCGCGGCGCTCCAAAAATTCCTTCCAGCTGGTAAGGTCATAGGACTCTGGCCCATTGTGTTTGTCTCGGAGCTGCCAAACACTTTTCCGGGTGATTCCCAATTCTTTTGCCAGTGCCGTCCATGAGCGGATTTTTTTGGGCTGGTTTCCATCCCCTTGGGCTTCAATTATTCCCTGAAGTTGATCTTGCTCGGCCCGTGATAGGACCTTCCCCTCGGATGCTTTCCGCACCACATTTTCCAGATTCTTCCTAAGAACCTTGGCCGCATCTTCTGAGGTCAATAGGTCAGGCATCAGTCAACCCCCCATAAATATCTTCTCGGACTCCCACAAAAATCACCCGCTTCCGGCATTGGGGGACTTCATAATATTTAGCATTCAGCACTTGAGCTTCTACGTGATAACCGGTGCCACGGAGTGAGGCCATGATTTCCAGAAAAACCTGCTTCATGTGGCCCCGGACAAGACCAGCCACATTTTCCATGACAAAAACCCGCGGCTGTATCCCTGCCAAAAGGCGCACAAACTCCTCAAAAAGCTGGTTCCTGGGGTCATCGTGATTGCGCTTGCCGGCCTGACTGAATCCTTGGCATGGAGGAGATCCATCAAAAACATCCAACTCGCCCGGGCTGATTCCAGCCAGGGCCAAACATTCCTCAACAGATAATTGCCCAATGTCCCCGTGATAGACCGGAACACCGGGGAAGTTTTCCTGAAAAGTAGCCACAGCATGGTCGTCCCATTCCACCGCTAAGAGCTCTTGAAAGCCAGCCCAGTGATAACCCAAAGAACTGCCCCCACATCCGGCAAAAGTAGAAATCACTGTTGGGGATTCCTTCCCCCCAAGAAGAACTTTTTTGATATGTCCGGCAATTGATTTCATCAGCATGGGAGGCACTGAGTTCCCAATTCTTGCCCATTGTTCTTGAAATGTTCCCCGAAGAATAAAATCATCCGGAAGGGTTTGCGCCCGTTTACACATGGCAATTGATAACTGGCCGGGGGTTGCCCAGTGGGCTGTGCCGGCTCCATCAAACACTGTTTTTGTCAGGGTCACAAAAGGTTTATGCGGGCTGGCTTTGTCCTGATTAAACCAATGCTTTTTCGGGTGGATCTTATGGAAAGAATACCCAGGAGGGCAAAGCCGCCACCATTTTTGCCCCAGTTCGGTTAATGGGCGACAATCCTCAAGGGGCAAGCCCCGAATAGCCCGCCCTGCGGGGATCGGTTCGGCGTAGGGTTTGGGGTGTAATCTTACCATTTGAATCCGCATTTCGGGCATTCGCTTTCTGTCTTTCCCATTTCTTCTTCATCAAGTTCCTGATTATCTTCAGGCACATGGAATTGAGTCATTAGCTCCTCGAGGTCGCTTTCTGTAAAGCC